GGCTGGAATTTTTTATTTGTTAAGTGCAAACCCCCTTTTTGTGCAGGTTTTTCAGGGAAAAAGCAGAAAAAGTGCACATCCTGTGCACCGGCATTCCGGCAGTGCAGGTGCAGCTTTGACGCGTTAAATTTCAAAAAAACCCGCGTTTTTTAATATGTAGATATTTTCTACGTTTGCTGCTGGTTTTTTCTTCCTGTCGTTGTTTTTGGTTACATAATTTCTTTGTTTGCAAAAAAGCTGCAAAAAAACTAAGTTTCTGGAACTAGCTGTGGTTTTTTACGTCAAAAGGAATTGTTATGACTGATATTGTTCCAGTCGAAGCAAATGTTGGAATTAGCGATGTTGTGGGAGGTCAGACGACCGAGATAGCTCAGGCGGGTGAAGCGATATCTAGGGGGCAGGTGTATTACAAAAACCCCACAACTGCGTACCTTGCCAAGTGTGACGAATCTGACAAGTTGAGCGTTGCTGGTGTGGCAATAACTGCTGCCGACGCAGATGGTTGGTTTGTGGGTGTGACAAGCGGTCGCTACGCTGTCGGGGCCTCGGTCTCAATTCCAGACGATTACGTCCTTAGTGCAACCGCTGGCGGTATATGCCCTCGCTCTGATTTAGTTACAGGCGACACGGTTGTTGAGATTTTTAATGCAGCAAGCGCTACCGAAGGTATTTTGAAAATAAATAACACTGGAATCGTTGTCCCTTAACGGGATTTGGTCGTTTGCGTTTTGCCGGACACAAATAAGCGACAAGAATGGAAGAAATCAAATCTGCACCTTCTGCAAGGGAGGTCGAAAGTGCATGGAAGTCGAGAAAATCTTCGATAGAACATGCTAAGCGAAAAGCTCTCATAACTCGTGATATCGGCCCAACTCCGATGATCGCTAACTTAGACAGGAGAGAGGCTTGCCGATATGACTTTGCTCTTTTCTGCAAAACATACAATCCAAATGCCTTTTACCTTGAATCGTCTCCAATTCACGATATGGCGACAGATCGCATTAGCGAATGCGTGACACAGGGTGCGATGTACTGTTACGCAATGCCTCGCGGATCAGGCAAGACAACACTAGCAAAGATGGCGGCTTGGTGGGCGCTTTCTTACTCGCACAGAAGATATGTTTACCTAATTGGTGCAACTGGCGACCGGGCAATAAGGTTGCTGGAATCAATAAGAGTTTGGTGCAGATTCAACAAACCGTACATTGACGACTTTCCAGAGGTGTCTGTTGCTATTCGAAGTCTCAATGGTCGAGGCAATGGTGCAGCGGGGCAAACGCAGAACGGCAGATCGACAATGATTGGCTGGACAAAGGAGTCGTTAATCATGCCGACGGTTAGTCCTGCACCGAATTGGAATTACGCCGATTACGGGTATGACGAAATGCCAGAGTTTTCAATCACAAGTGGTGCAGCAGCAGCGTGCAGCGGGCTGACGGGTGACGGAATACGGGGTAACGTGATTACAACATCAACAGGTGACGAGTTGCGACCCGACTTTGTGATTGCCGACGACCCGCAGACTGACCGAAGCGCAAGAAGCCCGACGCAAAACTTTGACCGGTACGACTTGATGACGGGTGCTGTCTTGGGCATGGCTGGACCCGATAAAACAATTTCTTTGCTAATGCCGTGCACAATCATTCGTCAAGGCGACATGGTTTCTAGGTGCTTGGACAGAAAAGAAAGTCCTTTGTTTCGCGGCATGACCACATCCATACTAACGTCGATGCCCGACAACTTAGATTTGTGGGAGCCTTACTTTGAAAAATATCAATACGGAATGCTGCAAGAGCCTCCTACGCTTGAGTATGCGAACAACTATTACTTGGAGCATAAAGAGCAGTTAGACGCCGGATGCGAAGCGACGTGGGAAAGCAGGATGCTTCCCGGCGAGATTAGCGCGATACAGTCAGCGATGAATCTGTATTGTCGTGACAGAAAAGTGTTTTTTGCCGAGTACATGAATCAGCCGGTTGATTTAAGTGAAGAGAAAACTTTTCTTAATGCTGCACAGATCGTGAGAAAGCAGCACAACTACAAAAGATCAGAGTGCCCCGTCGAGGTAATAAAAGTTGTTGTTTTTTGCGATGTGCAGAAAGAGTTTTTGATTTGGTCTATGGTCGGCTTTGCGGAGGACTTTACTGGCTACTTACTGGACTATGGAACATTTCCAGAGCAGCCAACGAGAACTTGGAATAAGTCAAAAAGCAACGCACTGCTAACAACTAAGCACCCGGAAATGTCTGAAGATGGCAGGGTGTACAGAGCAATAATTGACATGATAGACGCAACGATGCAGATGCGTGTTGTGAAGCCTGACGGCGGCGAGGTGATGCAAGTAGACGCAATGGGTATCGACATAGGCTACAAGCGACAGACGGTTCTTAGGGCAATTAGGGACAGCAGGGATTCAAGGGTCGTTCCCGTTCGCGGCATGGCAGTAAAGCCAAACGACAAACCGATGGATCACACCGACAACGTAAAGCGGTGGACATCGGCGGGCAGGAGATTAGGTCCGGGCTGGAGGATGGGTGACGCGCAAAGCGGACTCAGGATCGTTCAGACCGAACCCTCTCGATGGAAAACATTTTTGCACGAAAGGTTGTGCGTGCCTGTTGGGGAGACTGGCTCGTTTTCTATTTACAAGGAATCAGAGTTTCACCATCACTTACTTGCGTCTCATTTAACATCAGAGTTTAGGCAGCAAGTTGAGGGTAAGTACGGGCACTTTGACATTTGGAGCATTAAGCCGGGAAGCGACAACGATAACGATTGGCTAGATTGCTTGTCTAACTGCTGTATGCTTGCGTCTTACTTAGGCATTAGCGCTGTTGGTGCCGAGGAGATTCAGCCTAAGCATAGGCGAAAGAAAATGAACGCTAGTTCGTGGGGATCTTCTCGATGAAAGATAGGAAAATACTTGACCCTGACGAATGGGATGTAAGCAAGGGCGTTTGTTGCCCAAAGTGCCATTGCCCAAGAAGCAGGGTTTACATGACAAGATCGAGGCTTGGTGCAGTGCACAGGTGGAGAATTTGTGATAATTGCAGCAACCGATATCCGACTAGAGAAGTCAACATTATTAAGGAGCAAAATTTATGATTGCACACGTTTTTATGACAGCAGAGGAGACTGCACAAAAATACTTGTGGCTGTGCAGGCTTTCAGAGGGCTGGAAAGTTTACGCATGTGAAATTAACGGTGTAACTGTTTACGGCATCTCTTATAACGTCAGAGATTTTATTGCGATGGTAAGAAAACGATGTATTGTCGATGCTAGGCAAATAAGAATTGAGGATCTTCCCGATACGCCTAAATCTGAAAAGAAAAAAGTCGAAGTGCTTGAAAAGCGATACCAAAAACCAAAAAAGAAGGTCGCCAAAAAGACCTCTGAAAAGAAGCCTAGATCGAGTACAATAAAAGAGAACCAAGAAAAAAAGGAATCTGAAAATGGCAGAACCGACTCTATCTGAGATACTAAACACCCCGGCTGCACTTGTTAAATCGCACAGAATTGACTCTGACGGAGAGCAGGCAACCTTTAGGACAGGTCAGGATCTTAAAGACCTTTTGTCTCTTGGGGTTGGCCTAACCTGTGCACAAAAAAAGAGTGTTATGGCGGGTGTTTTTGGTTACAGGGGTGTAGCGCTAGAGTTTCCAAGCGTCTCATCGGTCAATAAGTCGATGGGTTGTAAGTTCAATCGCACATAAAAAATTGAATTTTTTTGCGAAAAGTCCAGATATGGACCTGCTGCTTTGCCCTGCTTAGTGTTTTTTTGTAGAAATTGAGCATGGCAACAAACAAAGAAAAATCGTTTAGTTCTATTCTTGGGTCTGATGGTCAGCCTTTGGAGTCTGCACAAGCCTCCGTTCCTGAGCATTTCGGGACTGCAAGATCGTCGCTTCAGGCGGCGAGAGGATACGACCTGCTGACAAACCAGTACAACGGCGACAACTGGCATAACGCAGTTAGGCTTGACGGTAACTCTGTAAACGACAAGGAAACATTGCAGAGACTTCGTGATCTTGCTCGCGGCGAGAAACGTAACAATCCGCACATGGCTGGTTTGATACACAAAGTTACGAATGAAACTATTGGCACTGGTCCTCGCCTATCTATAGAGCCAATGCGACCATCTGAGCGAAGCATGAGAGCTGCGTCCAGAGTAGAGCAGTTGTGGCAGGCATCATCCAACGAGATGAAGTTGTTTGAGAAACTGAGACTGATGTGCGAGGAGAGGGTTACTGCTGGTGAGTCTTTCGGTGTCGTTGAATCAAACCGAAAACTGACAGTGCCCGTTGATATACGGGTGTATGAGGGAGAGCAGTTTTGCAGTCCGTCTTTCGGTGGTTTTTCCGGCGATGACTATCAGGATGATGTGGATGGCGTGCAGTTCGACAGGGATGGAAACATTCGCTCATACACCCGCCTTGACCACCACCCTTACGATAGTTCTAGTTTTGGCGGCGACGATTACCGCTACATAGATGCTGAACTTGTGTGGCATTGGTTCAGGAAAGACCGGCCAAGCCAATACAGAGGCGTACCAGAAGTTGCGCCAATGCTCGATGTTTACAGCAGGCTTCGAAGGTTTATTGAATCAAAGGTCAAGCAAGAGGAACTGCGAGCCAAGATGGTTGGTGCACTTAAAACTGCATTTGCACCTGATTCTGGATGTGCAGACATGGGCGACAAGCCAATCGACATGATGATTGGAGACGGCATGTTTACGACTCTGCCAGAAGGCTGGGACGTTCAGTTGTTTGACATCGACGTTACGGGTGAGGGCGTTCAGGACTTTGTTCGCACTTGTTTAAGTTGGGCGACTCAGGCCTTGCTGGTTCCTTGGAACGTCGTGTCTGGCGATTCTTCTGATTACAACTTTGCAAGTGGTCGCTTGGATCACATCATGTTTTACAACTACATAAAAATTATTCGAGATATTATTGAGCAGGAGTTTTTGAACTGGTTCTTTATGGAGCACTGGTTCCCGACTGCACGGCTTGCAAAAGAACTCCCCGGCGACCTTGGAATGTTCAAGGCTGTTTGGTACTGGGATAAGCAGGAGGTCATTGACCCGGCCAAGCAAGCTAATGCTAACAAGACAATGAAGGAGTCGGGCTTGCTGGATGAAGTTGGCTACTGGAACGACCGAGGCCAAAACGCTCTAGAGGTTGCTGCAAGAAACATCAAGTTTGAGCTTGAGAAGGAAAAGATCAGGCAGGACTTGTCTAAGCAGATGGGTGTCGAGACCCCTGAGAGGCAGCAACAGCGACAGCAAAATCAAAGACAGCAAGAGTTGTTTGATAGAGAGGAAGAAGATGACCAAGCGAGCGAAGATGTCTAACAGGCACAAAGAGCGACTCAAGAAGATTAAGGCTTCAGCACCCACGGACCTGCGTTGGGACGTTGAGATGTCCATTGAGGCGTCTGAGGACGGTGAAAAGACCCCTACCTTTGAAATGGTTGCCTACAACGGAGGAAAACTTAGGGTCGGCGGCTTCAATCATCCCGTGATTGTTGAGTTGCAGACTGCTGAGTTTGAAGGAACGGACCAAACTTACGTCAACAGGCATCACGATCAAAAGAGAGAGCTTGGTCATTCGACGGATCGAAGGATTTTGCCTAATGGCATTTACTTCTCTGGCGTGTTCTCTCACGACAACATAGATACAAAAGAAATAATTGTCGCAAGCAAACGCGGCAAAAAATTCAAGGCTTCAATCGAAGCCTCGTTCCCTCCCGCTCGTTTTGTCCAAAGGGGACAGAGTGCGGTGGTAAATGGTAAGCGGCAACTTGGGCCATTTTATTTGGCTCGCAATGCTGTAATCACTGGTGTCGCTATCTTAACGAGAGCGGCTGATATGGATTCTAATGTTCAAATTGCTGCGGAGGCAAAAAAGATGACGAAAATGAATGATGAACTTAGAGAGTTCATCGAGGCTGCTGGTTTTAATGTTGACGAGTTCGAGCAAGATGATCCACGTTTGGATTTCTTCAAAGAGCAAATTAAAAAAGACGAGCCGAAAGAAATTGCAGCTTCGGAGAAAACTCAGGACTGGTCTGACATGGTAAGCAAAAGCCGAGAGGTTGAGGCTGCCGAAACAGAGCGGGTTCGTGACATCAATCGCATTTGTGCACAATTCAACGACCCTGAGATTGAACTGCCAAGCGGAGACTTAGTGTCTCTTGCTGCACACGGCATTCGCAACGGGTTGGGTGCAAAAGAAGTTAAGCTAGAAGCAAAATTGTGGGATCTTGAAAACAGATCCGGTCATAGTGTTGCTATTCATGATGCCACAAAAAACGACAACGACGCTCAGGTTATTGAGTGCTCAATGGCAATGAATGCTGGAGTTACCGAGGCTGACGTTGAGCGCAATCGTTGGTACGACGAAAAAACGGTTAATGAGGCTATGAGCCGACGCTACCGTGGTTTCCGAGTGTCTCGATTGGCTTTCCAAGTCATGCAGGCTGCTGGTATCTACCACCCGCCCGGACAACTCGATGACACTTACATCGAAAACTCTGTGCGTGCACACCACAAGCTAATGGCTCAAGGTTTTACCACCTTGTCACTGCCGAAGATTATGAGCAATGTTGCTAACAAAACTTTGTTAGCTGCGTACACTCGTCAGCCTTCGTTCATTCCCTTTGCGTTCGGTCAGTCCAGCGCATCGGACTTTAAGGTGATGTACTCGTATCAGCTTGAAGGTTCTGGAATGCTTGAGCACATGGCTCCTGATGGTCAGATCAAGCACGGCAAGCTCGTCGAGAGTGAGTACACGAAGAAATTGGAAACTTACAGCAAGATGCTTGCTTTCACTCGTCAGGACATGATTAACGATGACCTGAATGCACTGACTCGCACAAGCACCATGCTTGGAACGATGGCATTTAAGGCTCGCGAGTACGCTGCCACGCAAACCTTGGTCAACAGCACCATGTTTAGCGCTCCTAACGGAAACCTGATTACCAGCAATGATTTGAGCATCGACGGCCTGACTGCTTCGGCGGCTGCTTTTGATGCACAAACGGATGCTGATGGTTTGCCGATCAGCGTTGACGGCCCTCGCATTCTTGCTCCTTCGAGCTTGAAGGTTGTTACTGCACAATTGCAGAACCAGCTAGAGATTCGTGACACTGACACTGGTGCTGGCAAGCAGTTCATCAACAACCCTCACGCTGGTTCTTTCCTTGGGTTCAACACCCCTTGGTTGGACAACAGCATTGCAACCGGTGGCGATGCCAACCGAAGCAAGACTTGGTATCGCTTCAGCGATCCAAGCGTTACCCCAGCCTTTGAGGTTGTTTACCTCAACGGGAACGACAGTCCTGTTATCCAAAGTGCTGAAAGTGATTTCAACACGCTTGGTATGCAGTTCCGTTGCTACTTCGACTTCGGCTTCGGTGAAAGCGATCCTCGCTACGCACAGAAGAACGTCGGTGCTTAATTAACCAACAGTTAAACAAACGAAATAACATATCGGAGAATATAAAATGGCAGCGGAACTTTATCATGGCGATCCTTTAATGATCGACTACACCCCAGCAAGTGCGGTTACGGCCGGCGATATGATTGGCGTCATTGTCGGTGGCGCCAGAACGGTGTGGGTTGCTCACCGCGACATCGCCGCCACCGAGTTGGGCGCGGTGGCGTATCCAAGCGGAACGGCGGTTTACAAGATCCCTCTCAAGACGGGTTCGGGGTTTGCTATTGGCGATCCTGTCAACGTTGACTTGGCAACCGGAGAGGCTGACAGTGCCGGGGCCGATTTATTCGGAACCTCGGTAATCGTTGCAGACCAAACTGCTGGTGACACGTTCGTGTACGCTGTGCACAACACTTAGAGTAGTTGCGGCTGATTGGGGGGGGAGGGCGATGCTCCTTGCGCTTCCCCCCCCAATCTTGGGAAACCTGTTTTGAGCGAGTAGTTGATGAATCTTCACGGATTAGGTGCAAAACTTATGAACAACGTCCGACCGTTTGTTGCGGGATTTGACGTTGTTTACTCCAGAGGTTTGAGTGCAGCATCAGCTTCGTTCAAGGCAGGCAGCCCACCTGTTGCGAATACATTCGTTGGCAATACAGGAGCAGAGATGGGAATCAACGATAGAATCTTCGTTGTACCAAAAACTGCAATATACAATGAGTTTGGAAGCCCACAGAGGGGCGACACTATAACCGACGAATCGGACGGTAGCTGTTGGGTTGTTCGTCCGCTTGACGGACTGCAAGATGCTTGGAGATACCACGGGCAAACAAAAGACGCTTACTTTGTTTTTACAAAACGACAGTCGCCCGCAACAAACAGTTAGATCGAAAGTTAGTAATGATTTACAACAGTAAAGTTTGCTCAATAGAAGATTTCACTTCTGCAATTAGCAAGGCCGGGTTGGTCACATCCGATAAAGTTATAGGACTTAAAGTTTCTGTCTTTGAAAACAGGGTAGAAATTGAGTGGCATGACGTTGACGCCCCAAAGAAAGAGCCGAAAAGATCGCCGCTTGTAAAGGTTGCCGAGAAAGTAATCGAGAAGTTTGAGGCCTCAGGTCAAGCAGAGAGGGAGTAGCTGAATGCCATCGCTCATTTACTCGATAGCAAGCGCAATGTCTGAGAAGTTAAACGAAGGCGGCCTGCCTCCGATTGACAACCTCAGCTTTTACGGGAACCAGTTTACTCCCGTGCATTGCCATGCTTACGTTCCGAGTGATATGAATGAAGGCGATGTGTACTCTTGGGTTGTGTGCAACGGTGCTGCATTGTCTGACGGACAAGACCGCTGCGATTCAGTTTGGCAGTGGAACCTTAGTGTTGTAATAACAAAAAGGCTTCAGTGCAGGCCTGACGAATATCAATTGCAGCCAGCGGCATTTGAAGAACTCGACGGGCTTATGCAGTTATCCGAATGGTGCATAAACAAGCTAGGCGACACAAAGTCTGTGCAGGCAACATCGTCAAATGCTTGTGCACAAGTTGTTGGAATAGAAATACAGGACATGCCAAATCAAGACATGGCTTCTCAAGGCATGTGGATGACCGAAGTTTTGCTCACCCTGCACGGGAGGGCAAGGAATGGCTAGTGGCAGGAGGTTTGCTTCCGGTGCAAATGTTAAGCTCAA